ATGGAATTCGGGGGCTATCGTTGGCGAAATTAAAAAGTCTTTTGTCTGTGTTTTGGCAATTCTTTTCTTCATCTCGCCATAACGCTGACCGCGCCTAGAATTGCAGGGCTTACAAATCGGTGCAAGATTATGCATTTCGTGCGTACCTCCTCTGTCGTACTCCAATAGATGATCTGCTTCTGTTGCAGGTTTGCCGCATAGGTAGCACTGGGGGTTGTCGCGTAGTAGTTCGGCTCTGTTGTCTCGGTATTCTTTTGAGTTCCAGTGGCCGTGGTTCTTGGGTTTGTCTGTCATCGGGTTGTCCTTTGTTCTTTGGCTTATGGTAGGTCAAGTGCAAAGGTCAAGGGCTTTAGGTCAATTGATACTGACGCCCAAGCAAGAAGGGCACTTGCTCGGTTGTCCTCAAGTTACATGTGAGAGTTGGGTGGTTTGTGTCCCCCACTATTTTGACGCATGTCTCGTCTGGGAAGCCTGTCTATTTGTGTTCGGTGGATAACCCATCGCAATATACGTTTGAACGCTGATCCTCTATGTCGAAGCATGGAGGTCTACCCTCGTTACCGAGTGTTCCCATAGTGAGGTTCAGATACTCACAAGGGCTAGTGGACTCTCTAGTCCTGTTCGTTATTCAGTTGTAGGGGGTGCTGAGGCTTTAGTGCAGGACCGCTTCGGGATTGCTCTTTGTTCTCTTTTTCACTTACTTAGCCAATGGCTAGTCGCCCTCCCATTGGTACCTCAGCAGATCAGATACTAGACGCGTGGCATATTGCTCGGGGCTGTGGATAACCTTGCGCTGATCTTCTCTAAGTCTTTGGGTCGCCAAACGTGGACCTCTTGTCCTGCGTCCTCCAGTGCGTTGATCCATTCCCACTGGGTGTTACTGACTACGCCTTTGGTGGATTTCAATTCGACATAAATACACCCGCGACTAGGGTGGACCATGACGAGATCGGGAAATCCTTGGTCGCCTGTGTTGGGTGTGATCCAACGGCCTGCGCGAATCTGTGCGGGCTGGGTGTGCATGACTTTCCAACGATGCAACTTAGCCAAAGTGATAACAGCCTTTTGAAACTCGGCTTCAGATGGATCAGCCACCGTTCATCAACCGATCAATAATTTCGGACGCTTCACGCTTAGTAGATGGTGCTTGACCTTGGTAATCCTTCGCTCGAAGCATCGCTAGTTGTTTAGTTGTGGGTCCTTCGCTGGATGAGCCGAGGGCCTGTGTGCGTTGCACTGCTTGTGTCAATGGTGCGTCACCTACGGCGGTTTCGCCTTGCCGGTACACCTTGACCATCTCCTCCAGTGAAGCGCGTTTCTTTGACCCTTGGAACTGATAGTTAGCCAATGCGCGACCGATTGCCGAGGTCTCTGTATTTTCCATTGCACTGGTTTTGTTCACCATTGACGATCCGCGGACTTCCTCAGCGAATCCTGTAGTTGTCGGTACTGCATCGTCAATGTCAGCGAACAAACTTGCTTTCATCACGATTCGAGTACCGTCGTCAACGATGATTTCGGTGATGATGCGCCCACGGGGGCAGTCTTTCCAAAACAGTGGGAGGCGTTCTGCTACTTCTGCGTAGTCGGCTGGGTTGAAACTCATGATTCCATGTCCTTTATGTGTCGGGCCTGTGCAGGCGTTTGGTTTTGAGATTGTTTGATAACTCGAATCATGGCGGAGCATCGGGCCGTTTCCTCCAATGTCATACCGACGAAACCGCCTTCCTCAGCACACGCTAAGCAGATACCGCGCAACTCGTTACGCATACGAATATCGCCAGTACGGAATGGTGCATCACAGATTTCGCAGTTCATTTGAACCCGCCAAGACGCATCGCCACGATGACATCCTGCGTGCTTTTGGTCAGATTGGACAAGTAGACGCCGTTCTCCTCAGCAACATAAGCCAACTCGGTAAGCGCCTTTCTAAGCATCGCTACATCGTCCCTGAGGCGTCCGATCTCCCATGTTGCAGCCTTCATCGCGATGTCGGCTTTCGTAATCATGGCGGTCATTTCGGCTAGTTGATCCATCACGGTCGGGTCTCCTCAATTTGTCGGTAGATGCCGTCACTATAGACCAGCGGTGTTGCATCTTTTGCTTTCATGGGTTTAGCCAGTTGTGTCGCAATGTAGTTCTTAGACCTGATTTTGCGACGGTCGTTCTCGGTCGTGCCAGCCCAAATACCGCGCTCGTCGGGATGGGATAGTGCATAAGCCAAACATTCAACGTGCACTGGGCAAGCCAAACAGAACGGCTTAATAACATTGATATTTCGTAATGACTGCATACCGGAACTGGGAAAGAATAAATCGAGTGGTAAGTCGTGGCAAGCGGCGTCTGTCTGCCAGTCGGGTCGGTAAATGTTCAACACAATTTCCAAGGCTTCCAACCGCATCCGCCAGTCTCGGCGATATCGGAATAGAGCAGATAAGCGAAACGAAGGTTGAGTGTCGGGTCGCTCATTGATTCCTCCATCGGCATATTGAAAACTTGTTCAACATAGGCGCGGTGGATTTGGTTGATTTGTGCGATGCCGTGGTCGTGCCCGTTGAACGATGGGTGGGTGTGACTGACATTGAGACACCTTGTTTCTTTCCACAACAGGCGACCCAATTTTTCTAGTGTTTCAGTGTTGTTGGGCCAGCCGACCGTGATTGCAGTCTGGAACCATTCTTGACATTTGGTGTCAGGGTGGAAGTCAGCCAGGCGGGTAAACGGAACGGTGCTCGAAGTGCTCGTCGTGCTGGTCGTGGTGCTAGTTGTGGTTGTCGCTGTCAATTCCTCTGCGCGGTCCTCCAGTTGCTGGGGTGTCAAGTCCTGCAAAGTGATCGTCTGCCTAGGCGCAACAGTAAGGTCGGCGGTCGTTTCTTGTACGCCTGTGATTGCCCACAATGCGCATATCCCATAAGTGCCAAGTGCTAAAAGTGCTAGTCGTTTAACGTTCATTTAGTAGTCCTCTGTTAAGTCCGCAACTGATTTGCGGGTACTGAAAAAGCCTTCAAATATTGGGTTTTCTTGCATAATCTCACGAGCCATAAAAGCGCGGTAATTGTTATTAAACTTGAATTCGCTGGTGGGGTCGTTGGTCGTTGCGTGCTGATAACGCAACACCTCAACAAGGGCCGCAATGCCGTAATGCGTGTGCCCTTGGATGTGCAGCTTGTAAACCATCTGCAGTAGTGCGGGCATTACCCACGGATTCGCCTGTTTGAACGCTTCATACTTGAGCCGTTCAGCCGGAACATCAAGTTCCGCTAACAATGATAATTGCATCTTTCCTCCTGAGTCGGGTTTCCGAGGTCGGGAGTAGGTTTACCGACTTGTCAGTCGGGAGTCAAGTCATTGCTTAAATATCTGGGCAAATGCCTGATCTACTAGGGCAACACTGTCGGCGTGTGCAGGGTCTATCTCGACATGGGTCCAGTCTGCGCCTGGTGTGCCACCGTTGGCTTTGGCGGTCCATACTTTCCATGCGTCACGGTCGCATCTCCAGCCTGCGCCCCACTTTTCACATTTAAGCGGGACGCCTGTGCCGTCATAACTATGTACTTCCTCAATGCCCAGCAAATCGGCGTGAGCCACTAAGAACTCGTTTAAAGCCTTGCGTTGTTCTTTGGTGCCCTTTAGGTCTATTGCCCGCCATGTCGCGTGTACGGACTTTTTAGACGGGTCTGAGCGCATTCCACGGTCAGAGTAGATACCAATACTTTTGACACCGAACAGGAAGGTGCAATAGTCCATGAACTTGAGTGTGCCCATGCGACGTACATTGCCGCGGGCGTCGGTTGATCCTGTGTAGTTACGCTTCGTCATGTTTTTCCTTTTCTCGGTCCTTGATTCCATTTGCACTGAGGACTCCGGTCAAACTCCCTGTGAGGAACAGCATCATCGGCTTGAGGAGATCCCATGCCGAAGTGTCATTCGGGCTTACTTCAAGCGGTTGCGTGACAAACAAAAGTCCAAATAGCAGAGCCGCTGTACTCAGCACAAAAGTGATCGCCAAGGTAACGCCAACGACCAATATCAGTCGGGCTTTAATTTCACCGTTTGTGAACCTTTTAGGCATCAGAAATCGCCCTCAGGGACCATCAGTCGAATGGTTACTGTGCCTGTGCCCGTGATCGCATACAACGAGTTTTGTGGTGGCAAGACCATCATCGTGAAAACGTCTTTTTTGGTGACCAGTCCTGTTGTCGTGGTGACTGCTGATCCACCGATATGGACATCGTTCCCGACGGGTTCAAAGTAGATGGTGCGGGTCGCGTTGGCGGTTTCGGCTACCAAAAGTGTGGGGCTGGTGGTGACTGTGATGATGGAGGCGATCATGGGTTGCATCTTTCTGCGGTTGGGTTTTCTTGACAGTTGTATCGAGTGCGGTCACTACAACTGGTGACGACAAACATGAGGGCGATGGCGAGTCCTGCAACAATGCCTAGCGTTTTCATGGTGTATCTGGGAAGTCGGCTTCGGGGCCTGCGGTCCATGATGCAGGGAAGTCTCGCAATGCTTGGCGGTAGGTCGCCCATGCTTGTTGGTCTACTGGTGCGTCTGCGACTTGTGTCCAGTCCGACTCGACTAACAGGCGGTCGCGCTGGATTCGCATACGGCTTGTAAGTATGTCTGTGTCGTCTGTTGGGTCAAGCCCGATTTCGTTTAGGTTCATGGTTATGCGGCCTCGTAAAATAGTGTGCCAGTAAGTCGGTATCCGTTGCCTGCTGGGTATGCGTTGTTGTAAGTAAAAATGTCAACTTGTGTCGTTGTGGTCATCATGTTTTGCAACATGTTGCCAGTCACATTTGTTTCACGACCTGCACCGCCACAAAAGAAGTTTGTGCCTGTTGCAATGGCTGTGATTGGCAAAGTCAGTCGGACATAAGTTCCGCCTGTGCCATTTGTTGTTATTGCAACATCGTATTTGCACATGACAATTTTGTTGATTCTTGCGTATCTACAGGTGACTGTGCCGACCGTAGTAATCGTTCCTGTCCCTGCCGTAACAGTGGGTGTCCATGTTTCCCATGCGGCCCCGATCGTGTTAAGCGTGGCACTGGTCAACACCTGCCCGCTGGTTGTTCCTGCTACCCATTGTGTCGCCATAATGTTTCTCCTTTACCAGCCGAGACGACTGGTGTCTAGTATTCCATCAACTGAACTGTCAAGTATGAACGCACTCCAGTTATACCACGGCTTAGTTCTTAACGAAACAATCATGTCCTCAGGCGTACCGCTAATAGTACGTCCAGTAATAATGTTTTGAGTTGTTACTGTCGTTGTTGTGCCGACAGGCTTG